TAAAACAACAAAAAGATGGCGTAGTTACTACTCTCACTGATGTGGTATGGCAGGTTGGCAAAAGCGGGGTCGTAAGTCCTGTAGGGATTCTGGAACCAATTGACATAGATGGCGCTACTGTCGGTAGAGTCACTCTTCACAACATGAATTTCATAGAAATGATGGAATTAGAAATTGGGTGTCAAGTAGAAGTTATACGCTCAGGTGAAATCATACCTAGAGTGGTAAGACGAGTTGATTGAAAAAGTTTTGACATTTAAAAAAATAATTCTTGACTTTTATCTTAGAGTCCCGTATAATATACTTTCAAAATTAGAGGAAGATATAAATGACACAAATCCAAGCTCCGACTAACTGTCCTTCTTGCGACAGTATGCTTGAAGTTGTGAACTATTTACTTTATTGTAGAAATGTTGCTTGTTCAGCACAGTCTACAAAAAAGATTCAACACTTTGCAAACACTCTCAAAATCAAAGGTTTAGGCGAAGCAACTATTGGTAAACTAGGTGTTTCCGATATTAATGACTTATACGCTTTGGATTGTGAGACAATTTGTGAATTGTTATCCTCTGAAAAACTTGGAGTAAAATTGTATGATGAGATTCAAAAATCAAAGTCTGCGACTCTAAATGACCTACTTCCAGCTTTTAGTATTCCTTTGATTGGGAAAACCGCTACTGCAAAAATTTCACAAGCAGTCGATAGTGTGGAGCATATAAACCATACTACGTGTGATATTGCAGGGCTAGGAGAAAAAGCTACTCAGAATCTTGTAGAGTGGGTGGTACAGGAGTACCCTTACTACGCTGGATTACCTTTTGACTGGAAGTTTACTAAAGTAGTACAAAAAAGCAAAGGAACTGTCTGCATCTCTGGTAAGTTAAACAGCTATAGAACTAAAGCAGATGCGTACAAAGACCTTGAGGCTTTTGGCTACAATATAAAGAGTAGCGTTACAAAGGACGTAACGATTCTAGTAAATGAAAGCGGTATAGAATCATTAAAAACTCAGAAAGCCAGAGAATCTGGCGTAACCATAGTTGATAACTTACAACAATTCTTATTGGAGAACTAATATGGCAGTTCCAAAGTGGACAGACGAGCGTGTTGACGCGCTTACTAATTTCGTAGGAGACGAGTCTCCTGTATCTCAGGCAACTGTAGTCGAAGCTGCAGAAAGCCTGGAAACTTCTTCCCGTTCAGTTTCTAGCAAGCTGAGGAAGATGGGCTTTGACGTAGAGCTTGCCTCTGCTTCAAGCAGCAAGGCTTTCAGCGATGCACAGGCTGATACTCTTGCTACCTTCGTTACCGACAACAGCGGTAACTACACCTATGCGCAGATTGCTGAAGTCTTTGAAGGCGGTCAGTTTACTGCAAAACAGATTCAGGGCAAGGTTCTTTCCCTTGAACTGACTTCTCACGTCAAGCCAGCTCCTGTTAAGGAGTCTGTAAAGACTTACACTGATGCTGAAGAAGCATCTTTCGTAGAGATGGTAAACAACGGTTCCTTCGTAGAAGAAATCGCTGAAGCCATGAACCGTAGCGTTGCTTCTGTTCGTGGTAAGGCTCTCTCACTGCTTCGTTCTGGTGCGATAGATTCTATCCCTCGCCAGAAGGAAACTAAGTCTGCTACTAAGGAAGACCCTTTGGCAGGCGTAGAGAACATTGCTGAAATGACAGTAGAAGAAATTGCTACTGAAATTGGCAAGACTGTTCGTGGAGTTAAAACTATGCTAACTCGTCGTGGTCTGACAGCATCAGATTATGACGGTGCTGCTAAGAAAGAAAAAGCCGCACAGTAAGTTAGACTTCGATAACGAGTGTAGAGTATCCCTCTGCACTCGTTTTTTAGCGTTCGGGAGAAATGTGATTGAATCTAGCTAGTGCTTTCATAAAGCAGGTTATTGAGTGTCGGGATTCTGATACCTGGAGTCTTACGCGCAAAAATTACCTGCCGAAAGAATTTCATGTCATTTATGATGTGATAGACAAGCATAACGAGAAGAATCATCATTTGCCTACATTTGATGACCTTCAGTATGCTGTGCGTGATGCTGTAGCAAAAGAAAAAATCTATGCTATTCAAGCTGGGGAACCTGTAGAAGCAGACCCTTACTCTCTTCTCGAGTACCTCAAAAACGAGTACGCACAGAAAGAGATTCTCACATCTCTCGAAAACTATGTAGATAATTCTGTAGCCTTTAATGATGCAGAAGAATCTATAAATGAACTTCATCAGATTGTGCTAGATGTCGAAGATAAAGTAGACATTAAAAACCCAGATGAGAGTATGCAAAGTATTCCGCTGTGGGAATCTGAAGAAGATTTACAGAAGTATGTTGCGCTTGGTCTTAATCACGACTACGACCATGAAATTCAATTCTCTCCTAGAGATATGATTCTTGTAGGTGGTAGACGTGGTGCAGGTAAGTCAATTACCTGTGCGAACCTTGCAAACAATATGATAGCTTCTGGAAAATCTGCTATCTATTTCACCATTGAGATGGATAGCAGGTCTATTCTTCAACGTTGTTGTTCAATGGCAACGGGTGTACCATTTTCTAGATTGAAAATGAAAAACCTAAGCGTTGTAGAGTGGGAGAAAGTTGCTTCTTGGTGGGCGAATCGCTACACCGAAGGAACGGAACGCCTGAAAGAGTACCATGACCATAGGGACTTTGACAAGTTACATTCGAGTTTGAAATCTAACCATGAGCTTCTCCCGACTCAGCAGTTAGATGTAGTCTATGATTCTGGACTGACACTCTCGAAAATTCGTTCTACTTTGGACAAACAAGTAGGGCGAATCAATCCTGGCATTGTCATTGTGGATTATCTAAATCAAGTAAGGCGTTCCAATCTTCCCTCTAAAGGTGGTCAGTATGATTGGACAGAACAGATTGAAGTAAGTAAAGCCCTCAAGTCTATGGCACAGGAGTATGAAGTACCTGTGTTCTCTCCTTACCAAACAGACGCTACAGGCGAAGCACGCTTTGCAAAAGGTATTCTTGATGCAGCTGATGCTGCTTATGCTCTCGAAACCTGGGAGCAGGAAGATGCGTGTGTGACTTTCAACTGTGTAAAAATGCGTTCTGCCTCTATGAAATCTTTTACATCAAAGATGGATTGGGAGACTCTACGAATCGGTCCAGAGTCTGCACTCTCACCGAAAGAAAGAGAGGATTCCGAGCTAAAAACTGATGAAGAGATTGATGATATATAAAAAATAGTTCTTGACTCTTCAGTTGTTTTTGTGTATAATATACTATATTTTTGACAACTGGAGATTCGTTTTATGATGGTTCACACTTGTAATACCTATCGACCTTTATCTCGTAAAAGAAAAAAGCTACCTCCGCGTCCTCGCAGAGCTTCACAAAAGTTTGAAGAATATGTGCCTACTTCTGAGCCTTACAGACGCTCTACACCAGAGTACAAATCTGTAATGTCTAACAAGAAGATTGAGGGTGCAGAAGTAGACTTTTTCAAGCAAGAAATATCTAAACAGTATCCTGTTGCTCCGGCATACAACAAAGGTGCGTACCAGGTTATACCTAGTAATGATATAACGCACATAGGTAAGTAATAATGTTAGAAGATTTAATAGAATTTGTAGAAAGCCTGCTTGACCCTGAAGGATTTGGTCATGCAGTAACAGAAGAAGTAAGAGACGAAGCTAGAAAAGTATTAGGAATAGAGCCAGTATTAGATGACAGTCCAAGAGCTATTAGCGAAACAATCCATTAACTATGTCCCAAAAGGACAGGATTTTGTAGTACCATGTTTAAACCCAGAACATGATGACAAAAATCCAAGTATGCACATAGACCAGATTACTGGTGTATTTAATTGTTTTGCGTGTGGTTTCAAAGGAAATATCTTTTATAAGTTTGGAGAAAAGGTAAGTCAGTTACAAATACGCAGAGACCTTTTAAAGAAAAAAATTATTGAGAAACGTGCGGAAACTGTAGGCTTATCTTTTCCTTCAAACTCTATACCTTA